ATGTGGCTTGATGATAGTGTTCTCACTATGTGGAGCTATAAACTCTAGATTAAAACCAAAAGAACTAAGACACATTCCATCCTTAAGAGATGACACTATGACTAAGTAATCTTTCTTATAAGTTAATTGGTCAAGTCCTTGAAGATGTTCTAACACTTTGGTAAATTTATTTTTCTTGCTATGAGGTTGATATATCTTATAGCATTTACTTGACGTGTCAAAGTATCCATAGATCCCTTGCTTTTGTATCTTGATTTTTTCAATACCTGATTCAGAATCTTTTACCATAGTAAAATAATCTAATGGTAGTACTAAATGTTTAGCTAACATTGATGCACCTATATTAAACTGTAACCAAAACTCTGCGTCTTGATCATTCCAGTCTCTTGTTATTGTAGCATCTAATTTAAATTTTGGAGCAGGTACAAATTCTTCTGAATCAAATATACCACCATCCATTACCCATTTATTATAGTCTTCAACTATTCTAAACAAAGCCTTGGAATAATTCAGGTCAAATAATTCTTGTACTAGATCAACTTTACTTCCTTGTTTACCTGTAGAAAAATCTTTAAACTTATATTCATTCTTATATGGACATAAATAGATACACATACTTGGAGTACGTTCATTAGGATTAAACACAGACTTAATCTTTAAATCCTGACCGGCTAACCTTTCAGGTAAAGTTAAGTAGTATTCAAATACCCATGCACTATTCACATCATTTTTATTATCAGCAAATCCTTTTGTAGTAAACATAGTATTAATATTAAAAAGTTAGGGGGCTGTGATCACAAATAGATCCCCATTTAATTTTCCTCTGATGGAAAAACCCCTTACTTTTATTGTTTATTAAAGATCAAAGTCAGATCCTGCAGAACCATTCATAGCTGGTTCAAAGTTACTATTAGATGATGGAGCAGATCCTCCGTCTTTCTTAACTAACTTACGTACATGAACTTTCTCATCAAAAGAAATTAATCTACTGTTGTTAATCTCAACATCAGTTGACTCAGCAGGGATACCATCCTTTGATAACTTAGGTAAATATAAATCATTGTTTATATAACCTTCTTTGTTCTCCCATTCTCTTGATCCTAAGCATACATTAAAGAATGTACCTGAGAATAATTTGCTTGCTGCAGATACAAAGTCCTCAATTGTTTGAGCTTCTACTGCATCTAGTTCACTTCTCTTGTTCATTACTTCACTTAAGAAAATCATAGACTTAAGAACTTCTTGATCTCTATCAATCTCTCTACCGCTTGGTAAAGTTGTAGACTTATATGGATAAGGAGTCATTCTAACTCTACCAATTTGTCCTTCATATCTACCTGCAGACTCATTATCTTTATCTCTAAAGAATCCTTCAAAGTCTCCACTAACTGGTTCAGTTTCTACATGTAGCATTACATTGTATGCTTCAGAGTCATAAGGAGTTTGCTCAAATGTTATTGAGTTTATTCTTACTACGTTATTTCCTGGTCCCATTAAAGGTCTTACTTTACCGGCACCTACTTGCATGTCTTTTGTATTTAACATCTTTTCTTTTTTTAAAATTAATAATTATTTTTCATACTCTGCTATACAGTCTTTAACTAACTGTAGATCATTTTCTATAAAGGAATCTTTAAACATTCCCATTGGAGATTTACATGTGTTCTCTCCATTATTTACGGTATCAAATCCATACTCTAAACCATCTTCATCTTTCTTAACACGGCCAAATAGAACTATAGAAAATAAACCTTCTAACGTTAAGGTGTTGTCAATCATCTTACCAATTGTTTTAGCCTTAACTTTTCTGTGTCCATTAACATCTGTTGAATCCTCTGAGTGAGTTAAGAAAAAGATAGTTAAGTCATCTCTCATATCTTTAGGCATCTTAGCAACCTGTGCTAAGTTAGCTGCAATCTGAGTAAACTTATCATAACCTTTCTCATTGGCTCTGTCAAAGTATTCAAAGCTGGACATATACTGCCAGTCATCAACAACTAATGTCTTGATGTTAGGCATTTTATCATTAACATGATTCATTGCTTTAATAATACCAGCCGCTGAAGATGCTGAAGTCATATTACCTTTTGGATTATCTTTAGAAATGTTTTTGTAATTTCCTTTCCAACCTTTAAACGGTAGTGGTTTATTAGCAATGTTAATAATGAAAGTCTCTTTTGGATCTAATTTTCTGATTGAGGTAGACTTTCCTGTACCTGAATCTGCAATAACTAATACGCTTTGTGCCATTTATTTACTTAATTTTTGGTTAATACTTAATAGTGCTTTTTCTATTCCTTTTAATACATCTACAATGTCTCTCTCTGACTCAGGATTTTTTATATTAATATCCCGTGTTGTTAAGTTAGTCACTGCTTCTTCTAATGTTTCTTCCTTATTAGATCTAGAATTTATATCATTGATTACTTTTAATTCACCAATAGGAATGATATGTCTTTCATGTCCTGACTTTGATGTAACTAATTCATACTCTTCAGCCCAATGAGGATTGTGTTTTAATAAATACAATGTTCTCTTTAGATCTTCAGACTCATAAGCAATGCTTACAAATTCAGTATATATATCTTCCCCCTTTTGTAATTCACTAGGGAAAAATGATACATGCTTTTCATCCTTACCAGGTGGCCTGTATGCCATCTTAGGAATATATAATGGATGTTGTAACTTCTTACCTTCAAAATAAGGCTTATGTTCTTCATACAACTCCAATACTTTTTTCTTTCTTTCAGCTGGTGTCATTTAATTAATTTTTATTTATACTTGTCTACGTGGAGCTTGAGCTGGTGTGTCCATCTCTAAGATTTCCATTCTTTCAAATGCTGCTTTGAAGAATGACATACGTGCATCACCATTCCTTGCCTTAAGGAAATGTAATACTAAAGTTTTGTCATCATCAATAACATATCTATCTGGTCCATAATATTTAATCTTCTGCTTAGCTGGCCGGTTAATACCTATTAAAGTATCAGCATGCTGTAGCATTGCATCAGATCCAAATATGTCTGACTCAAGAATATAGTTACCATACTTACCATCAACGGCCCTATCTGGGTTATCAATGTTTCTATTAAGCTGAGACAGTGCTATAAATAAACACGGATATTCACGCTTAACTTGTGTAAAGAATTCACCTAATTCAAATAACATATCTAATCTATTGTTCTGATAAGGTGCTCTCTTAACTAGTATAGTATGGTCCAAAGTTATTATAGTCTTCTGTCCTTTATGTTCATTCATATACATGTCAACCTGCTCACGCATTTGATTAACAGTCATAGGTACTGATACTATATCTACAGGAAACTTAACTCTATCCTTAGCATATAGATGACATCTATTAAATGTTTCAGAATCTAATGTACTACCTGCACTACACAATTGTTTATATGTTTGACCAGTAAGTGATGAGAACTCTCTAATTGCTGAGGTTCTACCTACCATTTCAAACTGAAACTCTAATACTCTGAACTCATCCTCTGGATTAAGTATAAATGATTCTCTAATGATCTGATCTTTTATTAATGTCTTACCTGAACCAGGTCTTCCACCAATAACAGTGAGTGTATTCCACTCTAATCCATCTGTTACAGCATCATTGAACTTAGGCCACGGTGTATATATGGATTTCTCCTTGCCTGATTGTCTATCAAGCATATATCTAAGTGCTTCTTGGAAGGCGGTATGTTGGCCATTCCACATTGGTTTATTACTCATACAACGTTTTCACTAAAATGATTATTATCTTCTTCCTCTACTCCATCTCTGATCATATCACAATAGTCTGCAAGTTGTGATTGTTTAACCTTACTTTGATCTGCTTTGGATATAAAGTATTGACTAGTCTGCATATAAAGATAATCTTTCTGTGCATACTCATTAACATATCTTCTTGTAGCATCAATAACTTCGTCCCATGTGTAGTCATAGTTCTCAAAGAACCATCTAAAATTATTTATTAATGTCTTCACATTAACTCTGGCCGGTTTACCATGTGGTAATTTACCTGCAGGAAATAGTTCTCTATACTCCTCAACCTTTTCTGTATACTCTTTACCCATTAGATGGATATTAGTTTTCTTTTTAGCTTTAGTAAAGTAAGCATCATATTTTACTATGATGTCTCTACCTTTCTTAGTAATGTCAACAGATTTACCTTGTTCATAATTAACAAACTTCTGTTCAACTAACCCTCTTATTTCTAGATGAGGGTTAATTGTTTCAATACTAGTACCATTATCAACTGCATAAAGAAGCAACAGCTGATTTGGTGTTAGCTTGTCTATTAACATTTCCTGTAGTAGTTCCCACATATTCTTTTATATATTTTTTAAAGTGATTAAACATTGAGTTGAATTGTGAATCATTAATTTCTATGTAGTTTTCTATAGTTTTTATACTATGAATAACTGTAGCATGATTCTGTATTAAGAACCTACCTATACCTATCTTACTGTATCCATACTTGTAAGCAACATAAGAGAATAACTGTTTCCAAGCTACTATTTCTTTTGTCTTTCTTTTAACTCCTTGTAATGTTTTAAATTGTATTAATTCATCACAGTGAGTATGCATTGCAGGAATAAATAATAGTTCAATGTCTTTAAGAGTAAGTCTCTCAGTATCATTTACATAAGATATTGTACTTTTAATTCCTCCAACTTGAATGTTGACAGGGTACTGATGTTTAGATTCAAATGTTTCTATAAAGTTGGCTACATCTTTAGCCATCTCTGGTGTCAAAATACTATTGTCCATATTGGTTTTTTTGGGTTAGCAAATATACAAAATTAATTGTATTTTATTTAGATTTTTTTCCTATATTTGTACCATAAAATAATATATTATGAGTGACGAACAAGAATTAAAATCCTTTGAAAATAAGGTAAAAGAGATGATTGAACTTAGTGAACAATTACCTCAAGATGTTTTCTCAGCAGTACCTGATGAAGACACTGTTGATATTAAAATTTCAGGTGCATTTAGTAGAGCAGTTGGTAAAGCGTTAGAGTATATACTAACTTCAATTGATCCACTAGAAGCAACAAGAGCATTAGAATTTATCAAGGCAGACTACAAAGATGTAGATACTACTCTTGTAAAAGACTATGATGTTGCTATTTGGGTTCTATTGAATATCCAAAATGAATTTAATGCACAAGCGGGCCTTCAAAAGAAGACTAGAATATATGACAGAGAAGCCTTTATGGGTGCTTTAATGTCTAAAGATCCAGATCAAATCAATCCATTAACGGATGATGAGATAGCTGAGCGTGTTATAGCAAATCAAAAAGAGATTGATGATAAGCTAAAAGCAGAAAAGAAGAAGAAGAAAAAAACCACTAAGAAAAAGAAGAAAGACTAACGTAAGTTAGATCCACAAAAATCTCCTAGTGCAATTGCTGCTTGTATGGCAGCATTCAGTTCATCTGTATCACAATCTGCAAAAGACTTACATACTTCCCCTATACATAGGCCGGCTTTGTCCTTTATTTCTTCTTTTAAAGGTTCAAAGTCCATGCCTGTGTCATTAGCTAATTGTCTAATCATTGCATGAATTCTTTTCATTTGTGCATATGTTGCATCCTTACCTTGTACTTCAAGTGTTATGTTAATCTTGGTGCCATCAGGTAAAGAATCTAACATTTCATTATACTCCGTTTCTTTTATAGATAGGGAATGTTTCCACTCCCCATCTGTTTTTACTAGTATACTATTAAATAATCCTTTCATATTGTTTTTATTATATGAGTTCCAGGTTGTTCATCACCTGGATCACTCATTATTATTTTAATAATCATCTCTGTACATGTCAGGATCTGGTTCATCATTTTCTATTTCTTCTTTGATAGTTTCTAAAACTTCTTCAAAGTCTATGTCAAAATCTAAGATGCCTAATACATCAACGTTAACCATATTATTATTCTTGTCAGGTAAAGTCATTAATACCTTTTCTATATTTATAGATAAGTCTGACCCAGGATGATCACGTGTTTCTCTTTCACCTGGTTCATATGTACAATGGAATTCTAAATCAGATCCATCCCAGTCTATGTTTGTAATCCAATTATAACTAGGCATATCTTAATGTGTTTACATCTACTAATACAAATTTTTGTCCACAATCTTGACAATCTACATCATTAGGAGAGTTATATAATAGTTTTGATTTATTACAATTAGGACACGGTACTTGTATGTACGTATCTTTATTTTGTATTGATGCCGCATAAGCTTGTACATATGCTCTTGGACACCCATCATATTGTTCTTCTTGCATTTGCATGAAGATTTCTTTCATTCTACCCATAATTTAATTGTTTGTTAGTTGGTTCAAAATATTTAATTTTATCATCTGAGAATTCAGCTAATGCTTTCTTAACCCATTGTTCATCAACGGTATTCTTATAACATAAGATATGACACATTGCTGTCTCATCAGGATTAAGTCTTAGTAATCTACCTATTCTTTGTGCTGATTTCCTTTCATTACCATATGCATGCATAATAACACCGCTACGTAGGCCAGGAATAGAAACCCCTTCACTAAGCTGAAGGACACATGAAAGTTTATCAATTGTTCCATTACTAAATAGTTCTAAATTCTCATTGCTATTCTTATTCTTTGAATGATAGCTGTAATCACAGATTCTATCTGCTTGTTTTTGAGTATTTGCAAAGATAATACATTTGTCCTTAATTATCTTAAGTAATTGTTTTGTATAATTCTCTTTGGTTGGATACTCCATCATTGCTTTCATTCTCATTATGGCAGCTAATTGCTTTTGCTTACCAAATGGAGACTCTTCAATTCTACCTGAAGTGTACTCATAGTCTTTTACTTCAGATGTATACCAGGTACCACCATCCTTTCTTTTCTTAGGAAGGTTATTATAGTTAGAGAGAGGTAACATATGTACAATGATCCTATAATCATTAAGAATGTTACTATCTGCTGCCTGATCTACATCAAAGTTATATACTATTGGGCAGTATCTATTTACCATTTCTTCTTTTTCCCCACTCACTGGTGGTGTACCGGTTAAACCAAGGATTTTACCTGTGTATGCATCAAGAAAATCTCTATGCCCGGTAAGAAGACTATGACACTCATCTAAGTATACTATATCATACTCTGTAGGCTTATGCTTATTAAGAGAAAGATAGGTAGTAAACTTAATATGGTCAAGTAAGTGAGTGCAGTTAAGTTCAGCACACTCAGTACGCCATGACTCAAATATACTTTTTTTAGGTGCAACCACAAGGAATGAAGAGAAGGCATGAT